TTTTAAATCAACTTTCTTAAAGAGTGGTTCTGCTGCATCAATCAGCTTAACCATGCTGTCTAAAGTCTCATTTCCTACATTAACTTGCCCTTCACCAGATAATTTAAAATTGCAATCTTTGATAATTTTGAGGCGTTGACGATAAGTAGGAATAGTTAAAACTAATTTGCCTGTAATGTTTTTGTGGTTTTTTAAATCAAAATTTAATTCTCTCATGTAATATCCTTAATAAAAGAGACAGAATAATCTGCCTCTTAATTTATGTTGTTTAGATATTACAAGAAATTTATGTAAATTTCACCAAGAGAATCAGTAACGTATCCCTTAAATGAAATATTATATTCAACAATACTGTCGGTATCTTGAAGCTCAAATGAATTTATGGTTGCAGTTGGAATAAAGGCATTTACAACCTCTCCAGCAACCCAATTGCCCCCAGATTTATTTCCAACAGTAAGGGCAATTTGGACATTTTCATTATTTGAAAATTTGTCGAAATATTCAGCATCGTATTGTGTTAGTCTAACAATTGCATTTCCAGTAACTTCTCTGGCAGTAATTAAAGAACCAGACTTTCCACTTGTAGCACATAAAGAAAGTAGGTCTGATTTAGTGCCGCTGACAGTTAGCGAAAACTCACTTGCACCTACACAAGTATTATCATCCGAGTCGCCAATAAATAATTGAATATTTTTTGCAACGATTGGCGACAGGTCGTCATAATCTGCTGTCTGAGGACTGCTCAAAGTTTGAGCATTATCGCTTGTATAAGTCTGCGCGCCAGAATCGTCTGCTGCTGTGCTAAAGCCTATTTTATCGCCAATTGTATTGGCCGCGTTTGCTCCTGTATTCCATAGAAGAGTTAAAACTGCACTAGTGGAAGTGGCAATTGTGAACTTACCTGTAGAATTGGAATACGTACAAGTATAAGTTTCCGCGCTATCCTGGGCAGCTAAGGCCGAAGCAATAGCATCTGCTAGATCGTGGGGATTCTTATACCATTGGGCCGTAATAACTGCCGCGAATGTTCCATTGTCTGAAGTAAAATCAAGATAAATATCTGCTGCTGCAATCTCAATTGGATTCCAGAAATATTCAATTCCTTCTATGTCAAAATCGGTATTTACAAACTCGCCGGCAGTGGCCGAAATAGTCATACTTGTCGCCCTTGACCCTGCCATAACTTCTCTGGCCCCTCCATTTCCTCTATAGATCCATTGAGTAAATGTGGGATGTCCAGAATCGGCCGGTTTTTTTAAGATGGCATTTCCTAGGTTAACGCCACTTGCCGGGGCATTTGCTAGGTCAAATGCCAATGTGAGGGCATCGGTTGAGACAGAAAGAACATTTCTGACTGAATAACCGTTGGTTGCATCCTTTACTAATAGTGCAGTCCCTCTCTCGTAATTGGACCCTTCCCCACTGTCAACATTAACAACACTGGTTGTAGATCCTGCTACAGTGTCATATTCTGCCCCTGGTCCACCTGTTCCACCCAGGCAGCTTTCTACAAGCAAACCAAAGGCCGGTTCTGTACCTTCAATCCCTGAATGCTTAAAATAATGGCTTAATGAGGCCGTAGGATTTTCAAACCCTAGACTTCCCTTTGACATACCAATCGAACCAGTCAACTCGGCATTTTCCAACTCATCGAAGGATGGGGCCATCGAAAACCCTTCTTGTAGTGCGATATAGTCTTCTGTTGCGCTCGATGGGGCAACAGGTGTTCCCTCAGTCGATTCGGCAACAATAGCACAAACAGAACTTTTATTTTGTATTCCCATTTATTCCTCTCCTGTTGTTTAGACAAAATTCTCGCGAATAACTGTCTGTATAGTAGTTTCTGTATATATAAAATTAGTTTTTCCTGCTATAAAAAAATTTACCGGGTCTGTTGTTCCAAGATCAATTTTATCAATGTCACTATTCATGTTATCAATATCATAAAAAAACTCTCTTAGAGTAAAAGTATCCTCTTTCATGTTTTTTATTGCAGTATCGAAGCTTGTTAGATCATGGTCTTGCCTCACCACCTCTCTACATAAAACCGCAACAAAATTATACTGTTCTGAAAAATTACAAAGCTCAGCCCTAAAAAATGATTGTCCACCCATTTTTAGACCCCAGGAATCTTTTAAAAAGTGGATGGAATTATCCTCTAGAGAATATGGATTAGGTATTCTATTTTTAGATGAAAACAGAGTCCCTAATTGCGTAACAAAATAATTGTATACAGTAGTTATTTTAGTCGTCATCTTGTCAGATATCCTTGTCTATATTTCATCTCTTTTTTGCTCAGCTCTCCATCATTGTTTAGATCCACGTCGTAAATGCTCTTGTCCATCCTTGAAATATACTCTTTTCGCGCGTTTTTAGTTTGATCTGTATAGTCATCACCAAACGAATTAAAGATTATTTCAGCGACTTTTGAAACGCTTGGAAGCATAAAAGAATTTCTTTCTAGCACCTGGTTTTTAGAATAAATAATATTTCTGGAAATAAGATCCTTGACTATAATTTCTGCGGCCCTTACATGCTGTTCTTCCCAATCTGTTTTCCCACTTTGAAAGGCCGTGAGGACGCTGGACCTAACCAGGTCAGGGAATTCGGATCCAAGATCATCGTCATTTGAAAATTTTTGACCCACCCAGGAAATTATTGAATCTGCTGTAAGATCATTGTTGAATGAAATCCTAATCCAATATTTGTCGTAAATGGTAACAGAAGTCAGACCGGTCACTTGTTGACCTCTTCCGCTGGTATCAGCATTTACCCAACCGTAATTTTTACTAGGGACAAACGTTACAAACCCATCTTGAGTAAGGCCGGATGTTTCGTCCTCAATTTCTACAACTTCCTGCCAGTCATTCCCCGACCAATAGTGAACGGACATAGTAGTTGAAGAGACTGAAGCCGTTCCCATTTTAAGATAAAAATGATTAAAGGGCGCAATGTTTCCAATGTAAATATAGTCTTGCGCTGCCGTAAAGCCCGAAAAAGTGTAAGTTCCTGAATGGAAATTACTTAATTCTGTTGTTAAATCTGTAAGAGTTCCGTTGTCAGAATATAAAATTCTCGTTGTTCTCATTTATATTCCTTATTAAGATTTGTCTGTCTGTTCGTACCAGGACATACGAATTTGTACACCCTTTGGTAAAATCTCGGTATTTGTCCAGACAAAAGCATAAATTTCATTATTTTTAAGGATTATCTCACTGGCCCTAAATCCTGATGATCCTCCGGCCTTGGCCGTAGTATATTCTCTGTTGTCACTTATTACACTTCCACCAGTAAAGCCAGTTGGGTTAATTGTAACATTTCCATTCGCAAATGTTCCTGTCGCATCACCCTGCAATATACTAGTCTTTGTACTATCTCGCCTGCTATTTTTAACTGTTATGTCCGAACCTGTCCCAGTTGTCCAGGTTGGCCCTTCGATAAGCTGTAAATAACCGGCGCCCTCGTTAACCCATTCAAAAACCATGTGAGTTTTTTTAGTCCCATCCTCGACTTTAAAAGCAACAATTAATTCGTCTGTATTATCGTCGTTGGCCTGCACTCTAAAAAAAGAACCTGAATGAATTTCGTGATGTTCATAATCTATTACTTGCAAAGTATGAGTAGTTAAATCAATTCTGGCCCTTCTAGTGTCGCAATCATCACTAAAGGCCCCTCTTAGAATAAAATCAGGCATTTTAATCTCTTTTTTTTAATTAAAAAAAAAGACAAGGCATCCTTGCCCTGTCTTTATAGTTACTCCGAACTTATTCTAGTCAGGAATAACACATTCTAAATAAATATCCATTTTACCGGCAGTTAAGGCCGCCGTTCCGATAGTTACAACCAAATCTTGATTGTTGGCCGTAGAATCAATTCTGTAATAAATTTCATGATCGTTAGTGTCGTCCCATAGTAACGCGCCTGCGACGTATCCACTTTTAATAACCGCATTGGCCGCACCAGCAAGAGCGACTATATCAGCGAAATAGCCGTCTTTATCCCCTGTGTTACCAATAGTAACTGTTGGAGACCCAGCACTAGCAAGGGCCGTGTCAACGAGAATGTAGGCCCTTTTAATAATCATTCCCTCAGTAATAGAACCGAAGTTACTTGTAAGCGTTATAGAGCTAACCGCGCCCCCATCAACCGCAAAATCATAAGTGTATTTTAAAAGCAGTAGCTTATTCTTTGGAAGTGTCATCTTTAAAATCCTTCTTAAAGTTTATTTTGTTTTGTGTGTCATACCAAGCAAACCATTTTCCATTAACAAAAGAAATTGAATGAAATTTGACATATGTGCCTCTTTTAACTGCAATTAAAGACATTTTGCGTTCTAATTGCTGGTAAGTTGTAGCAAATACGGCCCTAGGGGAAACATTAACGCCCACGCTCATTTCAATTCCTTTTTTTCAATTATGAAACAACAGAAATTAGGTTCCCTGATTGCATAACTTTGTAACCATAAAGCTGATCTACAGCAACACGTTTAGAACCAGCACCCCATTCAATCGCTTTTTCTTCATCGACGATTGGGTCCATTTGGAAACCTAAAGTTAATGCCTCTCGGTGAAACCCAACCAAAACGCCATCTATATAAGTCGTAGTGGCCAAAGAGGACATCACAAATCTTAAACCATATGCCATTCCAAGTTCACCTTGCATTACGGGAATGTTTGATCCGTACCTTTCCGCCTGGACGAAGTTGGCAACAGAAAGGATTAATTTTTTTTGGGCCGGACGAAATAAAAGAAACCTTCCTTCTTCTGGGGCATGTGCCTCGTCAAGCTTCTGAACGACTTCTAAAATATTGTCCTCGATGTCAGAAGAATTGTATGTGACAGCATTTCCACTTGCACCGCCTGCGGCCATGGCCTCAATAATGTCATAATCTACTTGTCTGGCATGAGCAGAAGCGGCCCTTGATATCATGGTTTCTTCAAATTGAAGTCGCGATTGAATAGCGGCTTTTTTCTTTAAAATAAACTGAACAGTAGCAAGCTGATCAAGATCTAATTGATCTTCTTCTGCTGTTAATGCCTGAGCATCTGCGGCCTGTCCTTCACTTAATTTTTGGACAGTAAGAGATCCTAATTTTGGAAATGAAATTGATCCGTTTCCAGGAACCGCAAATTCAGAAACATCCGTGATAAGAGGTCTAACTTTTGCTTGTGCAGCAAGTTCTCTTTGAACTATCTCTACAATATAGTCCATCTTAGTAACTGAAATTTCCGTATTATCAATAATTTGGTCTGCCATTTTACTCACTCCATTAAGTAAATGTTGTTAATTATTTATACAAAGTTTCCTTTCCTAAAGTTCTGCCTGAGTTCTTCCCTGGTCATTTCTTTTAGATTTCTTTTTACATTTGCTTTACCACCAAGATGGCCGACATTTGGAAGACCTTTTTTGTTTCCGTAGTCAATAACTCTCCAATGTTTTTTAGAGAATCTTTCTACTTCTTTTTCCAGGCTTAAAGGGTCAACTTCTCCGGTCTCACTATCTATAACGATTGAATCTATATCTATGTGTGATAGATAATCGTTATCAGAGATTTGACCTGGCAATTTATCCATAAATGCCATTAGTTTTTTACCCTCTACTTGTTCGTTTTCTTGGGCACTAATCCGATCTTGGAGAGTTTTAATTTTCTCTTCTTTTAGCCGCATAACCTTATCATACTCACCGCGCTTTAGCTGCTCCTGCTCCTCTCGCTCCTGCTCTTTAGCTTCTAACTCTTTCAATCGGGCCTGCTGGGTCTTATGCTGGTTTAATAATTTTTGATAGCTTTTGTGTGAAACTGTGTCTAAACCAGGATCGACCTTTATTGTTTCTGTATCAGTCGTTTTCTCCTGGTCTACAAGACCTTTGGGAGTCTCAGTCACAAACTGAGAATTGGACGTAGTAGTAACAGAATTTTCTGTATTGCCAGAACTTTCTGTATTAGTGCCATTAATCATAATTTAATTCCTTTTACATTAAAAATCAATGTGGTTGATTATAATTTGTCGAGCGCGTCGAAAATAATTGATCGAATTTTTTTTATTTCAAATTGAGCAAGATAAAAGAAAGACCTTCCTTGTTTTTGGACATGCCCAGCTAACTTGTCATTTCTAACTCTAGCCCTGCCCCCATTTAGCTCATAAGTTCTGTTGTCTTTGAAAAATAGCTGAATAATTTTTGATTTAGTCCCATTTAAAATACGGTATGTAATACTGTCTAAAAGCTGCCCTGTTGCCGTTAAATTGGATCTTGAGTCCCTAGTAAAAGGTGATAAATTATTGCTATATCTTGATCTATATTTTTTTGTGATATCTTTTAATGGCAATAATTTACTTGCTGCGCCCCCTCCTGGTGGTCTCACTCCTTGCCCTAATCTGGTCCTTTTTACAACCTGACTGACCGCTTCCTTACCCACCTTATCCAACAACTCTTTGCTTTGCCCTGCTTTTACAAATCTGTTTACTCTCCTTTCTAATATTTCCTGAATTTGTTTTTCTACAGACATAATTCCCCCAAATCTACCCCAAAATGGAGTTTATTCTATCAATTCTTTCTTTTACCTTTTGCCTGTCAGTTGATTTAAAATCATATTTGTCTTGAATTTCCTTTAATTTTGCTCGTTCTATGCCTAAAAAATCCCTTTTTTTGCCCCGAATTGGTGAAGAATTGCCATATGTCCCTAGTCTATTGCCCTCAACCTTTCCATTCAGTTCACTGTTGTTTTTGTCAAATCCTATGGTCAACTCTCCTTTTTTATTGGAAAGAATCTCAATTGAGTTCATCATTTCTGATGATAATTCTAGGTTGACAGTTGATGACCCCCCTTTTGCAATTTTGAAATCAAGAGAGTTTCTGTATGACTTAGAATATTCTCCTGCTTTTCCCTTCCAAGGGTTTCCATGCTTATCTCTTCCTTCAGAAGTTCTTTTTCTAATATGCTGAATAATCTCCAATCCTACGGCCTTACGCTGTATTTTGCTTAGGTCTTTTCTAACAGGGATTTTAATTCGTTGCCAGGTTGCCATTTAAACCCCCCTCTTGTGCCATCATTTCCATTTCCTTCTTGATATCTTCGTCGGTCCAGTCAGGATATAATTTTTTAATGGCCGTGTTTGTCGAGATAAAACCAGAATCTCTTTGCCTAGTAACATCATCAATTTCTTGTGTTCTTGATATTGCCGGCCTTGGAGAGTCAAAATCTGTAAACACCTCCCAATTATCTGGCAATCTTGTCTTTTGTTTTAACTGACCGCTGTCAATCCAAAAATTATGCATTCTTTTATTTAACTGCCAAAATGCATATTCATCTTTCTTGAAATATTCAATTTGCTTTATAATGGCCTCGAAGGTGTCCATTTCGTCTATAATCTTAGAAATACCAGAAAAACTATAATTTCCATCCGTTCTTCCTAACGCCCCTACGCGTATACCCCTTGACTCCATCCACGTAGAAAAAACCTCCCTTACGAAAGTTAGAACTTTATCAATGTCGGCATTCGGCTTAATAGTCCCTAACTGTGGATTTTTGTCCGATTTTTTATCTGATTTAATAGACCAGAGAGCGTTAGGTGACATTTCCATATTCTCTTCGTCTATGTCTATGCAATAGATAATAGAAAAACACTGGAATAAAATCATTCCTCCTAAATCAGAAATTTGAACAGGTAGTAATTTCGACAATGCTAAAGTGTCCGTATCTTGAGTTGGAAGGATCTTGTATTTCGATCTATTTCCATAAAAAAATGGAATAAACCCTAGAGGGTTTTCACCTTCCAATAGGTTGCTTTTATCATCCTGCATAAATTGAGGCACGACATCACCATCGGAATCAATCGCGATAAATTCTTCGTTGGTGTAAACAAACCACAGATCAACGGTTGTTGTGTGCCCTCTAGTTGTTTTTGGAATTTTACCAACGTATTTGTAAAATCTTGACATTATTGTTGGGTCAATTATGTTATTGCTTTCTACAAGAAATCTATCAAATGGCAATACTCTTAAAGAAGGAATTCCATTAATTATAAAAGGTTCCAGGGCATAGCCTTTGAATAAATTTGCGTATTCATCAGCCGAATTCATTTGTTGGTTAAACATATATGCAGATTCATAAAATTCAAGAATATCCTCATTACTTGTCGCTGTTCTGGTCGGCTTCATCGAATAACTTCGAGATATTTTATCAATAATTCTTTTTAAAATATTGATCGGATAAATTCTTTCTTTTATTTGATTAAAGTAATGATCGGTCAACGATGACTTCAGTATCTGAGTAATGTAAGGTTTAAGGTTGCCCTCAAATATATCAAAAAGCTCTATATTATGGGATGTATATTTCTTGTTCGCTTCTATATAACTAGTTAGCTCTTTCCTGTTGTCAATTAATGCCATAAATCTTTCCTTGATTTATTATAAATGTTCCACGTAGAACATTATTTTTAATTTTAAAATGTTCCACGTAGAACATTTTCTATAATCTTATCGTCCTTGTTCTTCTCTTTTTGTCAACTTTATTATAGCAAATGTAATACCCAATCGCTGTAGTGATATGCTGAAATCTAAATTTGTCATCTTCTACATAACTAGCATTGGGAAGTAATTTAGTAAGCCGCATCCCTTTATCAGCGTCCTTTGCTTCTTTATATATGTACAATTTAACTTCTCTGTTTGCATTTTCGCACATAACATTTACTTCGTTATGCCTCTCTCTGACAGGAGGGTTGGAAGCTGGAACATTCATCTGGTATCTTCCAAGATCTCCAATGAAATATTCAATAATATCATAGTCGCTTCTTTTGCTTCTTGTATCCCTGTTTCGACCTGCTGCATCTCCGAATATTCTATACAATGCGTCGTATTCAAAAAGACCCCAAGAAAGCATTTCTTCTAAAATATCCAATGTTCTAGCACCTTCAACGATAAAGGTTTTTATAATGTGGTATATACCGTTTATATGTTGTCCAACTGCTGCTGACATAGGCTTACCAACTGCAATGTTAAAATCGAACATAATATCTATCGGATACCTTGGGTCTATTTCTCTTTTTTCTTTTTTGAAATTTTTTTCTGAAGAATAATTATAATAAACTACTTCTCTCGAGAGTTCCAACCACTCTCCATTTAGCATTCTTCTTGCCTCTCTTTCGGTCATAGTCTCTTTAAGACTTTGAGTATAAGTATCAGGAAGAAAAGGATTATCCGAAGTAATACTATAATAAACGTGACGAAGTGGATTTTCACTTTCAATAAAATATTCGTAGGCCGGATGATCGGGGTCTCCTGGGTTGGTTGCTGCAATTATCAAATGCTCTGGGATGTGGGTTGCTCTACCAACTCTCATGCGAATTTCTTTGTAAAATTCTATGTCATCATTTTCGGTTAATTCTTCGATTAATGCCATAGATAATATCAACGATCTAAACTTTTTATATCGACCATCTGCAAATGTTCTTGTTATAATCTCGCTACCGTTTTCAAAGGAGATCTTTAGTTTCGCCTGATTTATTTCATAATCTTTACCCTCCGTTAAACAACCCTCGATATGATCAACTAATTCATTCCAAATAGTCTCCTCTAAATCAGGTCTAGATCTTCTTGTTACAAGGCATTTTGCTTTTGGATAAAAAAGACAGTGAGTAATTCCTATGTGTGCCATAATAACGGATTTCGCACTTCCTACGGACCCACTTAGCAAGACCTCATGTGTTCCTTGGGAATAGTCAAATTCCCCTCTGATATCATTTATTAACTTTGCTTGCCAGGGTATATGATATGGGCTGAATTCGGTTAACGCTGGTATCATTTTTTACTCTCTAATGAGTAAGCAAGCTTTAGACCGCCCCTGTCCGTGCTAATATGAGTGTCTACGTTATCTCTCCAATCAGAAATGTTCTTCATGGTGAATCGTCCAAAATTCCCATTATAAACACCCATCAAGCAACCTATAATGATATGTTCTCTCTGAATGACCTTACATTCGTTATAGGCCTTGGCAAATTCATCATATTTCTTTACCCACTCTAAAAGTGTGCAATGGTTAATTTTTAAAACATCTCTTGCAAATTTTCCGAACATAGGAGGATAATTAGGAAGCCTTTCTTTTCTAATTGTTTTCTTACCTAACTGCATTTCTTCAGTCTCTACTATTCTGGTTACATCCCTGTTGAAGAAATCAATCATCATTTCGCAATATTCTTTTTTATATTTTGTTGGTCTTCCTGCTCCAACTTTTTTTTTACTCATAATTCGGCCTATTGTTTTCTAGAAATCTTCTAACAAAATATCCTACTTCATAGCTTACTGTGTGCTTTCTGTGTGGATTCTTGTTTTTTGAATGCGAGTAACCAAGCTTATGACACCACTCATGCGCAAGATTTCCAGCTATATACTCAGCCGTTTTCTCTTTAAATACCCAAGAATAAACCCATTGCCACTTGCTGTTTGGGTAAGTGTAGCCAATAACTCCAGGCTTGTATCTTCTATCAATTTTTAACCAAATATCTGCTTCTTGATCCGGTTCGGTTTCTTCGGGACACATTTCTTGACCAGACATCAAATGCTTCCAGACTTGATAGTTTGTTCTTCCGTTAGATTTATAAAACTGCTTATATTTCTTGTAGTAGCATTTTCTAATTATGCCACTCCAATAGCACGTTTTCACTTTGTAGCTGTAATTAATACAAAATTCCTTGAATAGATCATGTCCTAGGGCATACACCATGAAATAAGCTGCTTTTCCGATAATTCTTTCTTCTTGTGTAGTGTATCCGACAGCTTCAAGATTAATTTTAAAGTTTTTATACTCATGTTTAATCTTCATAGACTCTCCCCATTGTTTTGAAATCCGTAAATTGCTCGAAATCTGAAAGTGTGCCAACGTACACCTTGAGATAAGAAAAGGCCCCTCTCTTTGCCCGAATTCTGTCCAGATATAGCCGATCAACTCTGTTGTCATTTTCGATTGCAATACCTTGTAAAACGTCTTGTATCGGCTTTATCGGGTTATCTATGTCTAAGTATGTCTTCATAAATATATGGATGAAATAAGGTGGTTTAATTAGCTCAGACGGTCTTATTACGTGATAAAACAGAAGGTCTTTAAATAATTTGTATTCTGTGGAGAGTGTAAATTTTTTAGTGTATTTTGCACGTATAAATTTTTGATTTATAGATTTTAACTTGACTTCATTTAAGTTAATGGCCAAATGCATCTTGCTTGGATTGCACATAAACACTCTCCTTAGTGCTATAAATACAATTCATTATATCAAGATTTTAGCAGCTTGTCATCACCAAGGGATATCCTCTCTTTTAAGGGATTTAACAGGAATGTCTTCTGATAAAATATTCTTTTTGAGTCGGTTATCTCTTGCCTCGATTGCTTCTTCTATAGTCTTGTATCGACCGACATGAACGCATTTACCGGCCTGAACAACCTTCACCCTATAAGGCTTTTTTTTCGATGTATCGTCAAGAGTTATGTATTTATGACCTGTCTTCATCAGTCACCTGCTCTTTTTCTTTTAAAATTTTTTCTTTGAATTTTTCTGGTGTTATGTAGGGTATTTTCTTTTCTTCAAGTAATCTTTTGAAGTAATCATCTGTTGTCATGACCATTCCGCTTTCACCCTGCTCTTTTTTTTTTAACAGGTCATCAATAAGCTCTTTCATATTTTCTGAATATTTTATTATATTATCTTTTTCGTCGGTTATCACCCATCGAATTGAGTATTTAGTATGGTTCAATTCCATAACATTGGCCCTAAAGACCAATATTTGAATATCCTGAGAAGGATCAATTTGGTCGATTGTCTCATAGTCGAATCCTGAAACATAGCTTACGTTTAAAAAATACATTTTCACACATCCTTTCTAGCAAATTTTCCTACTCTATAAGCTTTAAAAAGAGCATCACCACATTCTTCCTCTAGTTGCCATTGTATATAAACTTGAACATGACTTTCAAAGCCTTGTCTTATTTTTGATAGATTTTCGGGAGAAGATTTTTGTATTAAAGTAAATAGTACGCTGGTAAAAGATAATTGATCTCCATACTGCCAATAGTAAATATCTTGCACAAGCTTTTTTTGCTCATCGTAGCTGTAATCTGACCAACAATATCGCTTAGTCACAAATAACCCCTTATTTTATCAAATGGTTTTAAAAATTTAACAACTTACTCCGAAAAATTATATAAAAATTCTGATAATGACTCCGATTTAAAATCTCATAATCCTATTTACATACTTGCAAATATAAAACTGATTCAATTCTGCTTTATATTTATCTGATTCGAAATTAAGTTCATCTGTGTCAAAAAATACATTTTCCCTAAATTTTTTAATCCTTGCCTCGCAATTTTCTTGAAAATAATTGTCTTTTTCAAAGAATTTTAAAACTAATGCGTCTGAAACCTTAGTCAAAAGTTCTTGATCCCACTTTAATTTATTCTCTTTAAAGCTTAAAAATGAAAAAGAATCTGGATTAAAAAGAAAGGTTAACTCTCCAAATAGATTTTTAATTTCCTCTATTTTAAAATTAATACACATGACATTGTTGTTAACGCTAAAGATTGCTCTTAAACCATATTCATCAAATTCATTTGTTTGAATTCCTTCAATTATTACTTTCATTTTTCTCCTGTATAAATTCTATCGAATATTTCATATATTAATTTTTCAGCATAATCAGGAATCTCTATTTTGTTTTTATTCGACTCATAGAAACTTTTTGCTGTACCTCCTTTTGTTGAACTCATAGCTATCCAGTCTATAACCATGTGAGTGCAATGCACCATCCACATATTAGGAGTTATATAAGTCCTTTTAGTCCATGTTTGCCAATGATGATCGTTACGCCTTGAATGATGCTTAAAGGCCAAAAAACCAACACCACCTTCTTCCCAAAAGCTCTCAGGTACTTCTTTCTTGCCTCCGTCAGAAGGGTAAAAAATTTCTCGGTACTGAGTAAACTCCTGTTCGCTAAATTTAGAGACATCGTGGTTTCTAACCTCACGGACGAGTTCTTGGTATAAATAATCGTCGTAAAAAACTTGTAGATCTTTACATTTACTTTCTACAAGTCTAAAGGCCTTTTCAATATTTTCTAAATGAGTTTTTAAGTAATCCAGATATAATTGCGTTGCTAGTATATATCTCTTGCCTACCATAAATAAAACTGGCATTTTTTCCCCTTAATCTCCACAACTTATTCTTAATGCTTTTTGTATATCATACACCATATCTCTTTTACCTTCCTTGTAAGCTATTGCAAATGA